GTATTTCAACACGGCGACGGTCGTGGACGGCATGGACATCACGCTGCCGGCGAGCACCATTGGGCCCGTCGGCAGCGTGTGGAATGGTTCTGCGTGGCCTACGACCTCGCTCGCGGCCGTGGTGAATGTCTACGTCGTGTACGCGCTGGACGGCACCGCGTGGCCGTATTTCGACCGTCCGAACCCAGTCCGCTGCACCGAAGAAGAAGGTGGTGGTGAGTAATGCCGAACGTCACGATCCAAACTCCCATCGTTAACCTGGTCATATGGCCGGGCGAGCTGCACTTCCTGACGGTGTACGTCCGCAACCTCGACACGGGCGCGGTATTCAATTGCACCGGCTACACGCTGAAGGGCAAGTGGACCATCGGCACGGCGACGGGCACGATCAACGGCACCTTCGTAAACGCAGCGAACGGCCATGGCACGATCACGACGCCCAGCGCCACCACGGCCACCTGGCCGAACAACGCCTGGGGAACGTTCACCGTGTTCCTCGATGACAACGCGAGCAGCGAGAACCTTCACGTGACCGACTTCAACTTCCGGACCGCAGGAGTGGACATCCCATGATGGGCTCAATGATGCGCCGCGCCATGCTCGGCGACGGCTCCACGCTCAACCTTGACTTCACCACGATGACCGCGACCGCCGACCTCACGGCTCGCGGGCTTACGTTCACGCGGGGCAGCAACGGCACGCGGATCAACGCCAGCGGCTTCGTGGAGACGATGAGCAACAACGTCGCCCGCTTCGACCACGACCCGACCACGGGGGCACCGCAAGGGCTGCTGATTGAGGGGCAGGCGACGAACCTCATGTTCCGGTCTCAGGAAATCGCTACGTCACCGTGGTTCAACGCTGGGACAATGACGGTTTCAAATATTGGAAGCGGATCGCCAGCGAACGACGCGACTTCCAACGTCGTGACATGGACAAACGGAACTGGTGCTGGCGGCGCGTGGTTGCAGCAGAACGTAGCCGTATCCGCTGGCGCGCTTGTCGTTGGAACTGCTTACACGTGGAGCGTTTGGCTGAAGAACCGAGGCGGTCGCCGGGTCAACGTGTTTGCCGTGCTTCAGGGAGTCACAGGAAACCGTGAAGTGCGAGTGGATTTCGGTGTTTCACCTCCGACCGTGACATCGACGGTCGCCACCGGATGGACATCTATTCAGACACCGACCATCGTTAGTTACCCAAACGGCTGGTACAAAATCACGACCGGAGGAACACTTCCGGCCAGCGTGACTTCAGTGAACTTTGGCTTCAGCAACGCAGACGCCGTTCCCGCCTCAGGTACGAACGGATTTGAGGCTTGGGGATATCAACTGGAGACAGGCTCCGGTGCCTCCTCTTACATCCCCACGGGCGCGAGTCAGGCGACGAGGGTGGCGGACGAATGCGTGATGACCGGGACGAACTTCTCGTCGTGGTATGGCACACCAACATCGGCCAGCGTTTTGTATGAAGGGACAATCGTGCAGCCAAGCGATGGCTTTAGAAGGATTGCCGTGTTTAGTTCCACGGTTTCATCTTCGACTGTCGCTAACTTCTCTTTGATGGTTTCTGGAAACCAGAACAATCGTCCGGCGCTCAACTCTTTCATCAATTCAGCAAACAATGTCGATGCCTATGTCCCTCTAGCAGGAGCAGTAACCAACGGAACGCAGTTCCGCTTGGCAGCAAGAGTCGAGTCTGGAAATCATCGAATCAGCCGCGCTGGTCAGTCTGCAACAAGTTCCTATAGCACGGCTCCCGGATTCCCACAAGGAATCGTTGCCTTGTCGTTTGGAAGCGATGGAGCACTTATGCCATCTCATTGGATCAGGCAACTCAAGTATTACCCGTTCTCGCTTACAAACGCACAAATGGACGCATGGAGCGCATGACATGACCGACTACATGCTCCGCACCGACACCGAGGCGCAGATGGACGATGCGCTCGAAGCCGCAGAACTGCTGGTCGAGGTCGATCAGGGCGGCGGCGAACTCGTCCTTATGCCCGTCCCCGGCTGCTATGTGGACCGCATCGGGCCGATCCCCGCGAAACTCGACCCCGAGGGCGAGGTGATTCGGCCGAGCGATACCCGGTTCCACGCCAACATCCGCGTCACGTTCGCGCTCACGCCCGAGCAGATCGAGGCGCTTCCGACGTTCACGCCCGAGCCTGGCATCCCATACCGGGTGTTCGCGTGAAGGCCGCCGCGGTCATCCTCCCGCTCACCGGCTGCGCGTCGGCTACGGCGATCATCGCGCAGGAGACGAACACCGTGCGCGGCCGCGCCGGCAGCGCCAAGCGGCATCTAGACGCGGCCCAGGCTGACCTCGAGGCCATTGAGGTCGCCGCGGCCGAGGTGCACCAACAGGTCGCCTACGTCTCGGATGACGAGCACCCCGTCTACCAGACGCTTCAGTACCTCTCCATCGCCGTCATTGCTGCGGCCATCTTCGGCGCGATCTACTACATCAGAGGTCGGAAATGACGCTCCCAACATACGCATACACGCTCTGGCTCCTCGGGCTCCTGGTCATCACGTTCGCCGCAGGCTGCTCGGTCGGCCTCGGCTTTGCAGCTCGCCGCGCACCTCGAAAGGCTTCCCATGCTCGCAAGCGTTGAATCGTTCCTCGGCTCCCTGTGGTTCGGGCTTCTCCTCGGCGTGACCGGGCTGGTCGCCGGGTTCATCTACTGCCGTCGGTCGAAGAAGTGAGCAAGCGGCGCTGCTGCTGCACCGGTGGCGTCACGCCGTCGCTACCAGGGTGCGACGAGTTCCCGCAGGAGGACTACCAAGTCCTCATCTGCCTGAATCTCGTACTGACTGCGCCGCAATGTTTCGACTGGAGCATCAACCCATGCTCCAGCACGGCTATCTGTGACTGCGGCGAAAGCACCTACGAGTACGAGATGACGTCGTATCAGAGTTCATTCTCCTGCGTCATCAATTCCGGCGCGGTCCTGTCAAAAGGATGGCTATCTCGCAACAGCGGCGCGGCTGCCGATGGCTGCTACTGCTGCGACGACGTTGTTGAGTACCCGGTCACAGGGAAGATGGCTGCGTCTGTGTGCTATGTCACCGAGGCGAACGGCGGGCCGGGATCACCATGTATCGCCGAAAACTACGTCTACTCGTCAACGAATCTCTATTCCGCGACGCGGTTCAACATCTTCGGCATTGGGTATCTGCGCCTCGAGTTCCGATTGAGCGTGGACGTCGATATTCCCGCCGGGACGTGCGACGTCGTGGCCGGCTGCCCGGCGACGCCGCAGACCGTGAACCTTGCGCCCATTCAGACAACGTACACGGCGGCGCGGTGGATCATCGTCTATAAGAAGGCCACGCCGCCAGGGACGCCGGAAGACCCAGACTGCTGCTGGTGCCTGGCAGGCGTCGACGTCCAGGCGGGCGGATTGCCTGGGCAGAACGACCGGCCTGGCGATTGCTGCGACACGGGGCTCGAGTACCCGGAGAACTGCTGCCGCCAGTACACGCCGAGCGGGGCATGCAGCTGCAGGTTGGTCGCTGGAACGAATGACTGCACAGAGCCGATGGACACTTCATCCCTTGCGTACATCTACTGCGGCTCTCCGCCGCTCACGTTGAGGTGCACCCATGTTCCATGTTGAGACGCGGCTCTCGAACCGTTTCGGCACGTTCATCGTCAGGATGGGCCCGGAGACAGCGACCGTCGAGCGCGAGGGCGCGCCCGTGCCGGCCGAGCCTGGCATTGGGACCGTGGTCGCGAAAGTGACATCTGCAGCAGGCGTCAAGCCGTGCGGCGGTTGCAAGCGTCGCCAAGCGCAGCTCGACAAGGCCACGCCGCGTTACGTTCGCCGGCTGCTCGGTTGGGCGGGGCGGGTCCCGCTTCCTTGGAGCAGCTGACGCGCCTGCTCATCTGCCTGTGCCTGTTGGCGCTGTGCGGTCACCATTTCGGAGTAGTGCCGGGAAAGCGCCTGGTAGGTCCCTTGGCGGACGGCCGAACGTACGAGCCAGTAACCGACCAAGAACATGGTCGGGATGGCAAGTATCCACAAGAAGCAAACAACCCCGGTCCAATCCTGTTGCGGCATCGGGAACGGCGTGTAAGGTGTTTGCATGGGCAGGATTCCAAAGTGGGCCCGGGACCACCGCCGGGAGGTGCAGGAGTTCGCGGTCGTGCTTCGGCACGGTCGTTGGCGGCCGGCCACCTACCTCGGGAAAGCATGGTTCTCCCATGGGACCGAGATGCGCTACCGGCTTGGAGCAGGGTACGACCAGGCGCAGCGTTGGTGTGAGGTCGCGAACCGGGATCGGCTCAAGGCGAAGCTCGAGTGGCTGCGGCGTCGCGATTTAACATAATCCGGCCCCGTACCCGAACCCGTGCCGAAAATTGTAGACGAACGCCAATAAGGTCGATATCCTGACGATCGCAAGCGGAGCGGCGCAGGACTACGAACGTCTCGTAATCCGTGTTCCGCTTCCTGATGAGGAGGCAGCATGAAGCACGAGATCGTTCCCGTCTCGACGGGCCACCTGACCCCGATGCAGCGGGTGCAGCGCAACGAGGAGGCGGTGGCCGCCGTGGCCCACGCCGTGAAGAAGTCGTACATCAAGCGCATCGGCGATAAGGGCTACCTCATGGTCGCCGGGGCACAGGCGGTCGGTTCGAGCCTGGGCTACACGACGGCCGTCGAACAGCTGCGTTACGTCCCGCCGACCGAGCACCTTCCCGGCTACTGGGAGGCGACCGCGGTGGTCTACGACCAAGGCGAAATCGTCGGCCGCGGCATCGGCAGCGTGTTCGAGGACGAGCGGCAATGGTCAAAGCGTGACTATTTCGCTCGCCAGATGATGGCGCAGACGCGGGCCACCGGCCGGGCGCTGAAAGGCGTGATGGGGTGGGCGACCGCGTTGCTCGGTGCCGAGGCGAGCCTCGCCGAGGAAATGCCCGCAGACGGCCCTACGATGCCCCAGGAGGCGTCCGAGGCTCCTCGACGGCTCCCGAGCCCCCCGAAGGCTCCGAGCGCCCCTAAAGGGCAGGAAGGCGGCCTTCGCCGCGTTCGCAGCGTTCTTGCGGCAGTCCAAGCCAAAGAGTCCAAGGCCGGGAAGCCGTACTACCGCGTCGGCCTCGAAGCGCAGGACGGTGTGACCGAGTGGTTTACGTCGTTCGAGGAGGTGTCGATCTCGCCGGGTGTCCTGGTCGAGGTGACGCTGAAGCCGTACCGGGATGGCGAAGTGGTCGCCGACGTTGTCGCCGTGACGAGCGACGAGGAGCAGCCGTTCTGATGGCCCGCAACCACTCCAGCGACGTTTTCCGGCTTGCGCCATGTCTGACCTCGGACGAGCTGCTGGTGCTTCTCGCCCTGGCTGATTACGGCGAGCGAATCTTCCCGTCGCAGGCGGCGCTGGCCGCCAAGACGCGGCTCCACCGCAGCACGGTCAACAAGGCGCTCCAGTCGCTTCGGAAGAAGGAGGTGGTGCAGGCCAAGGGCTTCGGGAAGGCGCTCACCTACATGCTCGACCTGTCGCCCGCAGCGACAGGTACCTGTCGCTCGGAGCGACAGGTGGTGTCGCCCGCAGCGACAGGTGGTGTCGCTCCCAGCGACAGGGATCCTAACAAGAGAACTAACAACCAACCTAACCAAGGCGCGGCTGACGCCGCAGCGGGGGGGTGGGATCTCTCCTGGGAGGTCCGATCCAGGATCGGCGTTCGTGACCCTCGGGGCGACCCCGACGCCCAGCTTCGGGTCGCTCGCCGGTTGATGCGCGAGCACGGCCTGTCCGACGTTGACGCCCAATGGGGCTGGCGGCTTCTGTGCGAGCATTGGGCCCGCACCGGCAACGCACCGTACGACACGCTGCACCGGATCACGACGAGCCTCGAAGGCGCTCGCGACGTTCGGGCGGTGGTCATGCACAAGCTCAAGGGGGTGGCAGCATGAGCGCCCAGCAACGACGCATCCATGAGATCACCACGTTCCTCGAGGTGAATCGCAAGCACCTTCCAGGCGTGGTGGCGACGTACCTCGAGGAGCTGCTTTACATCTACAAGCACCTCGCCCAGGCCAGCGCTCGGCAGACGCAGGAGATCAGCGATCTTCGCGCCTTGCTGTACGGCAACCCAGACGCCAAGCACGACCGGCCACCGGCTACGCCGCCGCAAGTGTGGCGGCAAGGGCAATGGGTGGACGCATGACCCAGTCACGCACCAAGGGCAAGCGGGCCGAGCTCGAAGCAGCCAAGGACGTCGGCCAGCTTCTCGGCGTCCTGTTCCACCGTACGCAGCAGTTCAACGGCAAAGGCGCTGGCGACATCGAGCCCATGAACGGGCCATACACCGTGCATTGGGAGGTCAAGCACTACAAGGCAGGGCTCACATGGTGGGTCAAGCGCAGCGCAGACACGGCGCTCCTCGTCGCAGGCGAGCTGTGCTACTGCCGGCTGAATCATCTGCCGGGCATCCTGCGGCGCAACTACCTCGCGTACAGCAGCGTGACATGCGGCTTTGCCGAGCGGTGGATGCAGCAGGCAGTACGCGATGCGAAGACCGACCAGGTGCCTGTCGTGGTGTGCAGGCAGGACCGTTCGCCTTGGCTGGTTGTGTGGCGTCGAGAAGACACCGAGCGCATGATCGACGCCGTGAACGGGATTGCGAATGCGACGGTTTAGGTTCGAGGGCGAGCTCGGTAAGGCATACGACCATGGCAAGTCCATGCAACATGCACGACCAGGGTCATGGGGCAGAAGGGCCAAGGCGTTCAAGGCTGTGCATGTGCAATGCGCCAAGTGTGGAGCAATTGCCGAGCTCGAATGCGACCACATTGTGCCACTTCACAAGGGTGGATCGGATGAATGGTCGAACTTGCAAAGCCTTTGCCGACAATGCCATGCGATAAAAACCGCAACGGAGCAGGGGAAAGATTGTGGCAAAAAAATCGCCCAGTTCCGCGACCCGATCGGATAATGGGTCCCCCCCATCGCCCCCGAGGGGGGGAAATGGGCAGGGCCACCGCGGCGTAGGGACCGCCCAAACAGACAGACGTCGCAAGCATCGGCGCACGCCGGGTTTATGCGCCGACGCCGCGGACGCCTACGCCCGTGCGGTGGTCGATGGGTCGATCGTGGCGAACGCCCGCATTCGCGATTCGTGCCGTCGGTACCTCGCCGAGCGGGCGAAGCCAGGCGAGCACGGCGTGTGGTGGGACGAGCAGCTCGCCGAGGACGCCAGGGCGTTCGCCCTGAAGTGCGGGCAGGGCGCGGAGGCTGGCGCGGGCCAGCCGCTCGTCTGGATGCCGTGGCAATGCATGGTGGCCATGATCCTGCTCGCCCGTCGGCGCATGGTGGACGGCCGCAAGTCTGACACGCCAGCCACGAAGGCGCTGCTCTTGGCCGTCGCCCGCGGCAACGGGAAGACCGAGTTTGCGGCGAGCCTGCTCATGGCGGCCATGCGGGACGGCTCGACGCGGCTGGAGTTCGCGAGCGTCGCGCCGGATTCGCGGCTCGCGCAGAAGACGTTCGAGCGCATGGCGGTCATGTCCGAGACGCTCGGCGTCTCCGAGTGGAAGTCAACCGGCGGCTCGACGCCAGCGCACCCTGGGCGGGTGAAGCACGGGAACAATCGCTACATATCGCTCCCGTGCACCGACAAGGCGCTCGACGGGCTCACGACCCGCATGGTCATCGCCGACGAGGTCGCCCGCATGGAGAAGGCATTCGGCCGCCTGCTGACGGGGCTCGCCAAGTTCCCGACGTCGCAGCTGCTCGCCATCACGACGCCTGACCCCGAGCAGAAGACGCGGCCCATCTGGGGCTACTGGGACGCCCTCGAGCGGGCCATTGCCGACGGCACCCCGTACCCAGCGGGCTGGTGGCCGATGCTCTATGGCCTTGAGCAGGATGACCAGGCGGCGGACCCGGCAGCCTGGCCGAAGGCGCACCCGGCGCTGAATGTCATCATCGACCCCGGCCAGCTCGAGCTCTCGGCGCGGACCATGCTCGAGTCGGGCGACCCGGCGCAGATCGCCGAGTTCGAGACGCAGCTGGCCTGCCGGTACCACGAACTCGCCACGACCGACATCGACCTTGCCGTGCTCGAGCGGCAGATGCAGCCGTCCGACTGGACCCGGCTCCAGGGCGCACCGGCGGTCATCGGGCTTGACCTGTCCCGCGGCGGCTACGGGCCGCAGCTCGACCTCACAACCCTGTGCCTAATGGTCGTGGACGGCGGCGTGATCCGGGCGCGGAACGTCTCCTGGTGGGCAGGGACCGACATGGGGCGCGACGAGAGGCGGTGCAAGCAGCCGCTCGGCGCGTGGGTCGAGCAGGGCCACCTCCGCACCCGAGCCAGGCGAAGGACATCAAACGTTGGATAGACAAGGGCTGGCCGATCGTCCCGGTAGACCAGTCGATCCGCACGATGGCACCGGCGTGGAAGCTCTGGGGCGACCTCCTGAAGTCGAAGCAGCTGCACTACGAGCCCGACCCGGTGCTGCGGGCGGCGCTCAACTCGGTGCGTTTGATCGCCGACAACGTCGGCAACATCCGGCCGGTCAAGGGCCGCAGCTCGGGGAACACCGACGCCGTGGTTGCGGGGAACATGGCGGCGCTGCTCATGGAGCATCACCAAGTCCGCACGGCCACCGGATTGAGCGCATCAACTTGTCCGCTCGGATAGTCCGTGTTTGCCGGAATTGGCCTTGACGATTTTGGGCACTTGTGTTCTATGCGACCGTGGGCCTCTTCTCACGGTTCTTCGGATTCAAGTCAGGCGTCGCGATCTACACGCGACCAGAGCCTGTCATGGCCGGACCGGCCGACGGGATTCCCGCGGTCCTGCGGGCGACGCAGCTGATTTCGGCCGATATCGCCCGCCTGACGGTCAACGTGTACGACAACGCCGGGCAGAAGCTGCCGGATCACCCGGTGGCCATGCTCCTGAACCGTGACGCGAGCCGGTGGCAGTCGGGCTATGAGTTCCGGCGCTACACGACCTCGACGGCGCTGATGCACGGCAACGGGCTCGCGCTGATCCGCCGCGGGTCGGACGGGTCGGTCGCCGAGCTTCAGCCGGTGCCCGCGGACGCCATGAGCGC